CCGATGACGGCCGCGCAGAAGGCGGAGACGGACGCGCTGGTGATGCCGTTGCCGCCGCCGGTCGCGCCGGTCAGGCAGGGCGAATGAGAGGGCGGCCATGACCGCGATCGACACCAGGGCGGCCATGTCGTCCGCCGACCAGAACGACCTGCCCGACAGCGCGTTCGCGTACATCGAGCCGGGCGGGACGAAAGACGAGTCGGGGAAGACCACGCCGCGGTCCAAGCGCCACTTCCCCGTCCACGACAAGGCGCACGCGCAGAACGCCCTGGCCAGGCTGTCCAGCTCGCCGTTCGGTGACAAGGCCCGGGCGAAGGTGCTGGCCGCGTGCAAGAAGTTCGGCGTCGAGGTCAGCGAGGGCAAGTCCGCGGACCGCCCGGCGGGCTGGGAGCAGCGGCGGCGGAGCTGGGCCGGCAGGCTGCTGCACCAGCACGCGCGCCGGTCGATGCAGCTCGCGCGCGGCAACGTCGAGGTCCGGGCCAGGCCGGACGGCACGGGCGGCACGAACTTCGAGTTCCGCGGCTACAGCGCGACGTTCGGCGACTCGTTCGGCATGTGGGACCCGTGGGGCGACCCCTACGACGAGGAGGTCGAGCCCGGGTCGTTCACCGAGACCCTGGCCAGGCCCGATCTCGACGTGCCGTTCCTGGTCGGCCACAACGACGCGGGGATCCCGATGGCGCGGACGAAGTCGGGGACGATGCACCTGTCGCAGGATTCGCGCGGCCTGCACACGCTGGCCGACTTGTCCGGCCGCCGGTCGGACGTGCGGGACCTGGCCGACGCGGTCGAGCGCGGCGACATGGACGAGATGTCGATCGGGTTCGTCACCCTCGGCCAGCGGTGGTCGCCCGACTGGTCGAAGCGGTACATGACGAACCTGGACCTGCACCGCGGCGACGTGTCCGTGGTGGCTCTCGCGGCCAACCCGGCGACGAGGGGGTCGACGATGACGGCGTTCCCGGTCAGCGAGGCCGCGGCGGCCGGACTGGTGAAGGAATACCGTACCCCGACGCAGCCGTACACCGCGCACAAGGGCGAGACGAACGAGTGCCCGGTCTGCCATTCGGTGAACGCCGACTCGGTGAAGCACTGCGACCAGTGCGGGCACGCGATGCAGCCGAAGAGCTACGTCAACAACATGGCCGGCGTCGAGGACATGGCCCAGCAGTGCTCGGGCTGCCAGCAGCAGAACTCGGCCGACGCGAGGTACTGCTGCTCGTGCGGCCACGAGCTGGCCGGGGACATGGGCCCCGGCCGGTGGTCGCAGCACCGGTCGCAGGGCGAGGTGCAGGACTTCTCGACGGCGCCGGATTTCAACCTGCCCGCCGGGACGCCTGCCTACAACGCCTCAGCGCATGGCAGTAACTCGCTGACGTGCCCGCATGACGACTGCCCGGTGTACGCGGGCGGTGATGGTGACCGGGCGCTGAACGCGCAGGACGCGAAGTGCTGTGACCAGTGCGGCGGGCCGCTGTACAACGCGGACGGGCTGATCGTCGCTGACGATTCCGGGGTCGTCGAGGAGGTCGGCGGGGCGATGGCGGACGCTGACCTGCTGTCGCGGCGGCTGCGGTTGCTCGAGCTGGCCTAGCCGGCTTATCCTGGCCGCGTACTGGGAGTGATCGAGTCCCGGACCTCGCCCCCCGTCCTGGCCAGGACGGCATGGACGGTGCCCCGCTGACGGCGGCTTGCACACGGGTCCCCACGAGAGAGCGACCGGCGTATCTAGCCGCGTCTTCCGAGGGGACCGTTTCATGCCTGACGTCCTTGACCGCCTGAAGGAAACCCGCGCCGCTGTCACCGCTGAGCTGCGGACGATGCTCGACGGGGCGAGCGACGGGAAGCTGACCGCCGAGCAGCGCGCCGCGTACGACGCCAAGGAAGCCGAGCTGACCGACGTCATCGACTCGATCGGCCGCGAGGAACGCCAGGCGCAGCGGGAGAAGCTCGCCGCCGAGTCCCGTGCCGCGACCGGTGACACCGGCCGCGAGGGCGGCAACGCCGGCGGCGGCGCGGTCACGGTCACTTCCGAGCCCACCGTCTACGGCCGCGGTTCCGGTCACTCGTACTTCCTCGACGAGGCCCGCATCTCGCTGGGCCGCGGCGACGCCGACGGCGGTGTCAAGGCCGCCCGTGAGCGGCAGGAACGGCACGAGGCTGAGCTGCGCGTGGAGATGCCGCGCCGGCTGGAGCAGCGCAGGCGCGAGGCTGAGCGGCGGATGGAGGCTGCGCTGTCGGGCAGCGAGAGCCTGGGCAGCACGAGCGGCCGGGTGCGGCGGGTGGGCCGCAAGGAAGCCCGTATCTACGAGCGGTTCCAGGCCGAGGGCATGCGGGTGTTCGAGAACGCCCAGGCCGGCCGTGAGCAGCGGTTCATTTCGAGGACGGACGGCCAGGGCGGCTACTTCGTGCCGCCGCTGTGGCTGATCGACGACTACATCCCGTACCTGCGGGCCGGGCGCACGTTCGCTGACCAGTGGCGGAACTTCCCGCTGCCGTCCGGCACCGACTCGATCAACATCCCGCGGGTGACGCTGGGCACGGCGACCGGCCCGCAGCCCGGCGACGGTGCGCCGGTGCCTGGCCGCGACATCCAGGACAGCTTCGTGAACGCCCGGGTGATGACCGTGGCCGGCCAGCAGGACGCCGCGATCCAGCTGCTCGACCAGTCGCCCATCGCGTTCGACGAGATCATCTTCGGTGACCTGGCCGCGGACTACAACATGCAGCTGTCCGCGCAGCTGATGCTCGGCTCGGGGTTTCCGCAGCTGAACGGCCTGTACCCGACGGGCGTGCTCGGCACGGCGCAGAACACCTACGGGTTCGTGACCCAGGCGCTCGGCCTCACCACGGCGCAGTGGTCCGGCGGGACGGCGACCGTGCCCAGTTTCTACCTGGCCGTGGCGCAGCTGCTGTCGCAGATCTCCCGGAACCGGTTCCTGCCGCCGGACGGCGGGATCAGCAACGACATGGCCTGGTACGCGCTGGCGTCCAGCGTGGACACCACGGGCCGGCCGCTGGTGGTCCCGGCGCAGCAGGGCCAGAACTTCAACCAGCTGGCGGGCGACGACGACGGGCCGGTGGCCGAGGGGCCGGTCGGTCACATCCTCGGTATCCCGTGGAAGCTGGACCCGAACGTCCCGATCACGTTCGGCGGGACAATCGCCCCGGCGATCGGGACGATCTCGAACGGCTCGACGGCGGCGGTGCCCGGGTCGGGCGGCAACGACGTCTACCAGCCGTTCATCGCGGCCCGCTGGCAGGACCTGTTCCTGTGGGAAGGCGAGATCCACTCCCGCACGCTGTCTGAGGTGCTGTCGGGCACGCTGCAGGTCCGGTTCCAGCTGTACGCGTACGCGGCGAGCATGGCGAACCGCTACCAGAACACCTCCAGCCAGGCGATCTCGTACGGGAACGTCAACTCGGTCGGCGCCCTGGGTGCCGCACTGTCCACGGGTACCAGCGGCGGCCTGATCGGCTTCTGATCCATCGGCTGACCTGGAAGGACCAGGCAGCGGAAGGGAACGAATCATGACGGATCTTGTGGCGGGCCGGTACCCGGTCGCCGAAGAGGAATGGGTGCTCGACGGCACGCCGTTCCCGCCGTACCGGCGGACCATCAACCGGCGGGACATCACCGGCGGGTACGCGCTGACGACGACGCAGCTGAACGTCTATGCCGTGCCGGTCCAGGACGGCGACATCTTCAACTACGTGTCGTTCCTGGTGTCAGTCGCCGGAGGCACCCTGACGCACTCGTGGGTGGCCCTCTACAACGGTGTCGCCACGGGCGCGGCGCTGCTGGCGCAGTCCACGGATAACACCACCGCGACCGGGTGGGCCATCGGCAGCCAGAAGATCCAGCTGGCCTCGACGGTGAACGCGGACGTCGCCCAGCCGGGCACGCCGCAGGGACCGGCGGGCGGCCCGGGTCAGTGGGCGGTGACCCCGGTGGCCGGGCCGACCGTGGTTGGTGTCGCGGTGTACCAGGCGGGGACGACCGGCGACACCTTCGACGGCATGGCCGGCGGCGCGGTCGCCGGCGGCGCGGTCACGGGGCAGGTGGCGATGTTCTCGACGGGCACGCTCGCGGCGACCGCGACAGCTCCGTCGGTGCTGCCGACGATGACTGCGGCGGTCCCGA